GGGCCAAACTCAACAACTGTCGCTGCGTTTATTGGCGCATCTGACCGTGGCCCTCTTACCCCAACCCTTGTTACCTCTTGGAGCGATTACGCATCTAAGTACGGAACTTGGAATACAACAACTAAGTTAAATGACGGTGTTGACACAACAACTAACAACAACCTGCTTCCAACTGCTGTTCGATTGTTCTTTGATAACGGTGGCGCAAACTGCTATATCAAGCGAGTAACTGCTGGAACACCAGTTTCTGCTACTCGTACTTTCACAGCACCAAGTACTACAACAGGAAGTATTACAGCAATTGCTGCCTCATCAGGAACTGTGACCTACACTACGTCAAGCACAACTGGTCTTGCAGTTGGTGACGTCGTCACAATTACAGGGGCTACATCAGTAGGCTACAACCTAGTCTCTGCTGTAATTACTGCAATTTCTGCAGGAGTTAGCTTTTCGGTTTCAAGCACATCTACTGGAACAACCTCAACAGCAACTTGGACTCGTCAAGCTCCAATTGCTACTATTACAGCTAAAAATCCAGGTCAATGGGGAAATAGCATGTATGTAACAATTGTTTCCTCTGCTATTACGTCTCGTAAAGACGTTGTTATTGCGTACCCAGATATTGAAACTGTTGTAGAAACATTTACAGATGTTACTTTTACAAACCCAACTGATGCTAGATACGCAATTAACTTCATCAACTCTCGCTCAAACTATGTTGTTGCAACCTCAGTATCGACAGCCGCCGAACCATCTAACGTATCAATTCAACAGCTAGTTAGCGGTTCAATCGGAACATCACCAACTTCAACAAACATTGTTTCGGCCGTTTCTTCATTTGACACGGTACTAAACTCACTTGTTCTAAACGCTCCTGGAGTTTTTACAAACACAGATGTTGCAACTCTGCTTAGTTATGCAGAATCGCGTGATGATGTGTTTGTTATTATTGACCCAGGTTACGTTACTACTGGTGGAGCTACACGAACCCCTTTAACCGCTACTGAACAGTTAGCGCTTTCATTAACCTACTCACCAACCTCTCTTGGTGCTGTGTACTACCCACACGTTACTATCGGTGACCCAACGGTTTCAACTTCAGGAGCTAGAGTACTAGCGCATCCTGGTGGAGCAATTGCTGGCCTGTTTGCTACAACAGACTCTTCTCGAGGAGTCTTTAAGGCACCTGCAGGACTATCTGCTCGTTTAGCAGATGTAGTTGCAGTAGAGCCCCTTACAAACGCAGAGCTTGATTCGCTAAACTCTGCAGCAGTTCCTGTTAACCCTATTCGTTATATTCCGGGTTCTGGTTTTGTTGTTATGGGTGCTCGCACAACTAAGGCTGGTTATGTAGACCGTTACGTACCAGTTCGTCGTACTCTTATTTACCTTCGTAAGGCTCTTACCGACCTTACTCAGTATGCAATCTTTGAGCCTAACGACGCTGTTCTATGGCGTAGCCTTAACGCAACTGTCTCAGCTTTCCTATCAGATTTCTGGACACAAGGCGGACTTCGTGGAGATACTCCAGGAAGCGCATACTTCGTTAAGTGCGACGGGGAGCTAAACACTCTGTCCGTAATTGACGAGGGTAAAGTAATCATCGAAGTTGGCGTGGCTCTACAGCGTCCAGCTGAATTCGTTGTAATCAAAATCGGTCAGTTTGACGGTGGAGCCACCGTTACTGTGACAGCCTAAGGAGATAAATAAAAATGCCTAAAAAAATAGAGCGTTGGTCAACCCATGCTACCGACCCGTTACGCGGATTTCGGTTCCAAGCAGAGTTCCTGACGTCATCAAACAATGGTTCCGTATTCACGGACAAAATCCTTGGGTTTAGCGGAGGTTTTAATACAATCTCTGGCTTGTCAATTACGACCCAAAACATTCAATATCGTGAGGGTGGCTACAACACCACCACGCACCAGATTCCTGGTATGACTAACTTCCAGCCAATTGCAATGCAGCACGGCGCATTATTCGGTAGCGATAACGCTATTGAGTGGATGCGTGGTCTTTTTGCAGCGGCGGCTGGAGACGGCCTTTCAACAACTGGTAAGGATTTCCGTTGCGATGTAATCATCTATGTGATGGACCATCCCGACACAAACCCATCAGATATTGCAACTGCTAAAATGGGCTTCAAGATTCACAACGCGTGGATTAACCAGCTTTCATTTACAGACCTTAACGCTGGAGATAACTCATTGCTTTTTGAAACAATGACACTTGTCCACGAAGGTTTGACTGTGTTCCACATTGACCCAACTACAGCAACCACAACCCGCAAGCCTGTATCAACAGGTCCAAAGGGATAACACTTAACTAAAGGAGCATTTATCGTGACAACAGAACAAATCGTAAACCAAGACGAACTCAACCGTATTGCACAAGCGGCGATGGCGGAGCCACAGAAAACAGTAGAAACTGTGGTTCCGTCAAACCCCCTTGTAGAACTACCTGGTGGGTTTATCACTGCAGATGGTGAGTTATTGACAACCGCAGAAGTCCGAGAATTGACAGGGGAGGATGAGGAAATTATTGCTAAATCATCTACTGGGTCAAAGGCTTTAACTGCGTTGTTAGTTAGAGGAACTGTCAGCATTGGTGACTATGAGCCAGAAACCGAAGATTTTGACAAGCTACTATCGGGAGACCGAGACAGTATTTTAATTGGAATTAGATGTTTAACTTTTGGCGAGGACATCGAGTACGCTGCTACTTGTCCAAGCTGTTCTCGGGACCAAATACTTCCAATTAATTTAAAAGAAGACGTTCGATACGTAACGCTTGAAGACCCTATTAGAGACAGAACTTGGAACGTTACGCTAAAAAATGGCGATGTTGCAAATGTTTCTTTACCTACAGGTAAAACTCAACGTCGTATTACAGAGGCCCCTGAGTCAACTACTTCTTCAGAGCTAACAACCATGTTGTTATCTGCAGCAATTAACGCTATTAACGGAGTTCCCGCTAAGCCAAATACTGCGTTAAAACTAAGCATTTCAGATAGAGAAAAACTTGTCTCCGATATCAGTACCCGCAACCCGGGTCCTCGCCTTTCGGAGGTGAGCAAGGCTTGTCAGGCATGTGGGGAATCTGTACCAACCCCACTAAGCATTGGCGCTTTGTTTCGTTTCTAACTACACAGATTTAATGGACCAATACGAACTACTATCTCGAGTATTTACTGGGTGGACATTGTCTGATATTCGTGCGCTTTCATTTAGAGAGCGAAACAACTGGCTTTCACGAGCCATAAATAGAAGGTAAGGAGGCATCAACGTGGCATTTACAGACAAGTTAAAAAACCTACAGTCTGTTGTAGATATCTACGCCAAGCTTGATAAACACGGTGACGGTATTGAGGCCTCCGCAAAAGCCACTGAAAAATTTATGCAGGGGCAGGCCAAGCATGCTGCGGCTATCATAGGAAAAGAGGGGTCAACTGACGGAGCTGGTAGCTCTGTTATGTCTAGCCCAGGCATTCCTCCTGTTATTGGCGCAAATGGAATGCCTACTCAGCCACATGCTGGTGGGCCTGCTGCAGCCCCGCAAGTAGTTAACCCAGGCGCTAAGGGCGCAAATGGGATGCCTAGCCAACCTAAAATCAACCCTGGCGTTGTTGAGACAGACCCCAACAAAGGTTGGGAACGAGGTCCGTTTGCAGATGTAGGGCAAATACCTGTTCTTGGAAACTTGTTTGAAAAGGCAGTTAAGCCTTTAAAAATGGCGTACATGGGGCTTCCTACTGTTCAACAAAGCTTTGACTACGAATACAACCGTAACCGTGCAGCATTTGCAGGCATGGGCGGAGGTGGCGCTCTTAAGGACCAGCAAAATGCTATTCGTCAAATGGGAACTAATCTTGGAAACAAGGGCGTTCAAACTTCTGCTACCGATGTAATTGAGGCTTTAAACAGCTCCCGTGCTTTAGGAACAGACATTCCAGGAATTGGAAACAGTTTAGCTACAGCATCTAACTTAACTCCTGGTATTGGATTTACTGGCGCAGCTAGTGCTCTTACTGGTTTAAACGCCGCACGTAACGTCAACTATCTTAAGGTTATTGGCGTAAATATTAGAGACGCTTCTACAGGCACAATGCGTGAATTAAAGTTAATTATTGAAGACCTATGGTCAACATTAAATAAACAAAAGCGTGGTGGCTCAGCTATCACTAAGCACGATTTACATATGTCATTGCAACCAGGAAACGCCCTAGACTCTTTGTTAGAGCAGTATTTTGGCAACGACCCAATGACCAGAAAAATTATTGAAGATGGTCTTTTAGCAAAAGCTTCTGGAGTAGTTGACTTAGGAAATCAAGAGCAGTTATCTGCAGCCGGAGTTATTCCTGATGCTATTAAGTCTAAAGCCAAAAGAGACAGGTCTTCAAGCAATATGATTGGTCAGTTTACTGACTCAATTGTGCAGGGGTTTGAAACAGCAAATAAAATGGCTGGAAGCTTTAGCGATTTAATGGTAAAAATAGCTGGGCTACCTGCGGTTAAACAATTATCGTATCTTTTTGCTGGAGGCAAAGGGTTTGCTGACACAGCCGTGGGAGTTGGCAATGGCGTAGGCGCAGAACTGCTTGACATGCTTACTGGTATCCCGTTCTTGGCAGAGGGTGGGCCAACAGAAGCTAGAAATACATACATTGTTGGTGAAAAGGGACCAGAGCTCTTTGTTCCTCATGGTGGTGGCGCACAAAGAATGATTGGCGTAAACGGACCTGAATTTTTTGCTCCTGAGCAAGACGGCCAAGTTATCCCAAATCATAAACTTAATTTTGCAGGCTTTATGCATGAAGGCGGCACTGTAACTAAGAAATTTTCTGACGGGTCAGAGACACACGAAAACGTTGATAATAATAAGGGCAAACCAACTCGCCACATGCACGAAAAAGATTACAAAGGAAAGTACAGAGCTGGGGACCAGATTCCTCACGATGAGCTAAGGAATATTCTTAAAAGAGCGGGTTGGAAAACTCCAGAAGATGTTGAAAATGGAATACGAATTATTGCTAAAGAGTCAGGTCGTCAACCCGTTCGTGAAAACCTCTTGGGCGCAGACATGTCTTACGGCCTATTCCAAATTAATATGAAAAATGACATTCCTGGAAACCCAGGGCAAGGCGACCGTCGTAGAGCCAACTATGCTAAATACGGGCTTAAAAATGACTGGGATTTATATGACCCAGAAATTAACGCAAGAATTGCTTGGGACATATCAAGTCAAGGCCGTACATTTTATAAAGCATGGTCTACTGCATCAGCTGCTGGTCTTGCTGGTAAACACTACGGGCATCCTAGAACTGATGACCCATGGTACGACAGTGTGCGAGGAAAACTTTGGGCGGCAGGGCAAGGGATTTCTAGAGCTGCTGGAACGGTAGTAAATAAAGCTGCAGACATTGCAGGTGATGTCTTTAACGCTGTTACAGACGTTGGCCCATTAGGTGGACTTAAAGGAATTATTAATGCGCTTAAAGGTGGCGCGGGAGGCGCAGCTGACTTTGCAAGGCTAGTTGCTGAGCTGGGTAAAGGACTTAAGAACGACGTTCTAGGGGCTCGTGCTGAAGGTGGACCTGTATCAGCGTCAGGTGCTTCAGGAAACGGCGGCTATAACATCAACTATGGTGGCATAACTATCAAGGTTGAGGGCTCTGCAAACTGGGATGAAAACAAGCTTGCTTCAGAAATTAAAAAGGCTCTTGATTACGACAACTTAATTAGAAAGGCGGTCTCACACTAATGAGCGACTTACCAACAAACGGGACGACCTATAACCTTTCTTACCCAATTACAACAACAACCAGAGCTGTTCGCAGAGTAGACGTTCAACAGGTTGTTTCTGTACCACCAAGTACTAAGCCGCTTCAAGGACTAGGGTCCTCACTAAACGCAGCTAGTACAGGAAGTTTAAAGCCAAGACCGGCGGTAGTTGACCCTGTTCTTGGTATGGGAGCCGCTGTAGTACAAGTTCCTGCGGCAGTAGCTGCTGGAGGAGCCTCTACATTAGCTTCGGGAGCTGTTCTTTCTACAGCAGGTGGCGCTTTATTTGCTTCTAACTATTTTACCTCCAGAATTGGAGGAGCTGTTGCTTCAGCAGTAACTTTTAATCCAAAAGCTGCAGCTGGGGCAGTCGGTGGTGGTGTTGGCGTTTCTTTAATAGACAGCGTTGGAAAATTTTTTGATAAAAATACGCCTTTTAATATTACTGAAAAGCTAGCCCGGTCAAGTAAAGACCAATTTTCTCCTCCTATTGATTTAGCTAACTACACGTTTAATTTATCGCCACATGAATGGAGCTTGCCTATCGCGCCTTCTACTGTAGACCACAGGGATTTTAAAAGGCACATTGTCTCTCCTGGCAGCGCTCAAGACAAAGGAAATTCTTCTACAAAAGCAAACGTAGTTGGAACTAACCCAAATACTAGTCCAAAGAATGCAATGCGTCGCGGAAGAATTGTTTGGTACGCCACTGCATCTGACACTAAATATACTGGAAACGGGTCTACGCCAAGTGCTGCTGCCCGTCAAATGGGATTTCAATTCCTATGGAACCCGGATTCTTTTGGAACATCAGTTAGCCTAAACCCAGATGTAACCCCCTCTATGCAAGACCGATTTGTTGGAGTTGCTGGCGCGTTTCCTGGTCAAGAAACAATCATGCTTAATCTTGAGATTAATCGAATTAACGATTTTGCATGTTTTGCCCATAAAGGGCCAAAACAATGGGACCCTAACCAAAGAAAAGATAGAGAAAAACAATGGAGAGAAAACTTTTCTAAGTTTTACACTCCGCACAAGTTAGGTAAAGCAACCCCAGAGATAATGACAAAGCAACTTAGAGAGCTATACGAATTAGGTACCCTGCACGATATTGAATTTTTATATCAGACTATCAATGGTCCAAACGCTAATTACATGTCCGGCGGATGGAAAAACTCTCTTGGCCGTGTTACTTCGGATATTGGATTTTTGTCTGCAACCCTAGTAAAAATTGAAATTGGCCCGTTAAACTACCTTGGGTACATTAACGGCATTTCTGTAAACCATCTACAATTTACTACTGATATGAAACCGATTAGAAGCCAAGTTCAAATTACAGCAAACCTTATGGCTTCCGTTGGATTGGCAGAAGGTTCATAATGACTATTCTAAGAAACTCAAGATACAACGACTCATACATTTACTACATTTCTGTTGTAGAAGACGGCAACATAACTTCTGTAGTGACCTATGATTTTGGCGAACTTGGTACCTTAAACTGGTCAGACTACGTTTGGCAAGACGGGGATAGGCTAGATAATATTGCTCAAAGTAACTATAGAAGTCCTTACTCTTGGTGGGTTATAGCTGAAGCAAACCCAGAAATTGAAGACATTTTAAACATTACTCCTGGAACAGTTATTAGGGTACCTCGCCGTGCTTAAATTTATTAGTATTAAATTTAACGGGATTGACGAGGCGCCTTCTAGACTCAGTTCTTTTCGTCTTGTTCAAGAAAAGTATAAACATGAGATTGCTTATCTTACCTTTAACGAGTGGGAACCTGTTTTTGATTTAGTAAAGCCAGGAATTCCTGTAGATGTTTTGTACCAAGAACCAAATAGTGAAAGAACATTTTATGGGTATGTTCACCACCTTGAGCCTGTAAAAACTCCTGGAGCTGACCACGTAAAAGTAGTTTTAATTGGGGCGTCTTACGTTTTAAAACAGTCTTCTCAAAGAATATACAAAAATATGACTGCTTCTGCTGTAGTTAGAGAGATTGCTGAAAGAAACGAGTTTTCTTACTCAGTTGTTGACCACCCAAGAGTGTACCCACAAATTGCTCAAACAGGAATTAGTGACTGGTTATTGATGGTTCGTTTAGCTAAACAGTGCGGTTATTCTTTACGTACTGAAAACACTTCAATTTATTTTGAGCCATTAGATGAAGACTTTACAACCTATAAAGCTCAAGCAAATATTTTTGAAATGCGTAATGCTAACGACCCAGAAGGAAGTACACTTTACTCTTTTAACCCACTTATTGGAGAAACTTTACATTGGGAAGACGGCTCTAAATCCGCAACAGCTATTTCTGGAGTTGATTTAACTACAAACGCCAACACAAACTTTGCAATAACTAAA